ATGTCATTACAACCTTCATTTCTTAAATCCGATTACATTTGTCAATTATATTTACAGCATCTTTATACTCAAAAAACATTTACTCAAAAAACATTTACTCAAAAATATAAATTCGATTTAATAATTAATTTAAATTTAGTTAATCAATTTTGCATCTATTTTGTTGTAAGCTATATAAAAGGAGTGATAATGATGGTGAAAAAAACAAAATCCAACACACTAAAAAAAGCTGCAACACTTGCATTAGCAAATTTATTATTAATTGGGGCACTGACAGACAATAGTGCCAAAGCCGAATCTAAGAAAGATGATACTGATTTGAAGTTAGTTAGTCATAACGTTTATATGTTATCGACCGTTTTGTATCCAAACTGGAGACTTTTAACATAAAATTACTTATCATTCAAAAAGTAAAACAGCATAATATCAAGGTTTATAACTTTATCATTATCAATAATACCTCATATAAAATAAAATTTTAGGGACTTTTTAGGGACTTTAAATTTAAAATTACAAGTTTAATAGAAACATCAAAATAATCACATGTTTGTGTGGAATGTACACCCCAAAAGCTAGACTGAAAAATCTATTTTTTGAGGTGTATTTTTATAGGTAAATATAATAAATTAGAGTAGACAACTCAGAATTCCAATTTTATAATAATATTGCTTGACATATCAAACTAGATAGTACTATTTTGAATATATTATTATAATCAAAAATTCATTGTAAACTTTTAGACAAAAGGAAGTAATAAAAACGTGAAATTTAAAACAACTAAAGAATGTAAAAGTAATAATATCTTTAAAAGAAGTCAAGAAATTAATAATAGAGAAAGTGAAAAGGGTTGTTTATGGGGCATTAGCATGTTGATTCTACTTTTCTTATTGATTCTGTTTGGAATAACTGCTTGTTCATCAAGCATTCACTTTATTAATTAGATTTTTTTACTTGGAGGTATCATGTGAAGAACCATACAAATATAATTAATATCTTATTAGTTATAGTCAACTCATTAACTCATTTTCTAACTCTAAACACCTCATTTTTTAATAATTCAGCATCGGATTTCTGTTTTATCATAGGGGCTATATTTTTCTTAATCGGAATTTTTGTTGCAATATACGGTATGAAGCGAGCAACATATTGGTTAAACTTATTGATTTTATTTACCAATATTTTTTATTTTCTACACTTCTGTGTGTTACTTTTGTTAAAATATATAGGATTTAAATTATTTATTTATGAAGGGTGTGTATTGTTATTTACCTAATTTATAGTCTAATTGTCTATTTCATCTGCATTATAAATTTTTTCATAATGGCTGCACCATTCTTAATGACTAATGCTGATTATGTATGGACGCCTATGACTACAGTTACGTTATTTATTTTGAGTTTGATTATTTTCTTGATATTTATAAAAACAAAAGATGTCGTTCATTTAACAATTTTCATATTAAACTTACTTTTTTCAATACTTTATTGTTTGCCTATACTGTTTTATTTATGAACACTTTTATATTATCTAGAAAATTAAAACCACCCGTAAAAGGGTGGTTTTTTTAATATTTACTTTTTAGTGCTTCGTCAATTTCGTTATAAATCTTTTGAAGTTGATATTTTGCTTCTGACATTTTCTTAAAGTCTTTTGACTTAAGAGCATACATTGCTTTTTGACCTGAAATTTTTATAGTTCGCTTATAATAAGTGTTTAAACTTCCAGTAGCTAATTCATTAACATTTAGTTCATCTAATAACGATTTTAATTCATTAGCTAACTTTTCGTTTTGATATTCATTCGATGTTGGCAAGCTTGTGCTAGCTTGTGCCTCATTTTTATCTAGATTAGTTACTAGTGGTGATGCTAAAACGATTGCTAAAGTTCCCGCAAGTATAGATTTTCTAATTTTCATTTTTTATTCTCCTTAGTAATTAGTACTAATTTATTTTAATGACTAACTAAAAAAAAGTACATTAATTATTCATTAACTATATAGATCTTCTTATTAAATGAAAATTAATAAATTATCAAATTGACATACCTTATTGTATTTATAGAAAAACAAAAAAAGGTAAGCACCGAAATGCTTACCTACTTCCCATAAACAATATAACACATATACATTGATTTGGAAAGCGCAAAAATAAATTTAATATACTAGCCCGAAGGGGAGCAATACATAAAAAATGAAAGGCGCTCCTTGAAAACGCCCAAGGTAATATTAACATAAAATGGCTACTATTGCATTATCTAATTTTATTTAATTAAAACAAATATATAGCACAAAAAAACTAGCCCGAAGGCTAGCTTATGAATAGATGAAAATTTGAACACATTGCTGTGTCTAAGATAAATATAACACATATTAATTACTATTAATAGAAAAATTATAGCGTTTTTTAGATCATTTCAATTTATCAAGACCAAATTCATCAAAACACTAATTGAACTTTAATTTTTAGTTAAAAATAATTAATCTTTTATTAATTTCAAGTTAATTAATATATTTCGTCGATTAGATTAAACTCATTTTAGGAATTTCGCAGAACTAACTATAAATTTAAATATAGAATTTAAGGAGAATTAACATCATTATGAAAAAGAAATTAGCAACAACAGTTTTAGCATTAAGTTTTTTAACGGCAGGAATCAGTACACACCATCATTCAGCGAAAGCTTTTACTTTTGAACCGTTTCCTACAAATGAAGAAATAGAATCAAATAAGAAAATGTTAGAGAAAGAAAAAGCTTATAAAGAATCATTTAAAAATAGTGGTCTTCCTACAACATTAGGAAAATTAGATGAACGTTTGAGAAATTATTTAAAGAAAGGCACAAAAAATTCTGCTCAATTTGAAAAAATGGTTATTTTAACTGAAAATAAAGGTTACTATACAGTATACCTGAATACACCACTTGCTGAAGATAGAAAAAATGTTGAGTTACTAGGTAAAATGTATAAAACATACTTCTTTAAAAAAGGAGAGTCTAAATCATCTTATGTAATTAATGGTCCTGGAAAAACTAATGAATATGCATACTAATAGTAGTTACATAAATTAAAAGGTAGATATTTCTTTTTTATATAAAGGTTTGGCAGACATTTCATAACTTGCCAAACCTTTATATATCTAATTATCAAACTGCACTAAACTTACCAAAACTGCTTATTCTATTACCTGCCTTGTCTACCTCTCCTGTCGCTATATAACGACATTGTCCACTATTAGCAATATAAGTAATCCATCTATAGCCATTAATGCAATATGCGCCGTCATATTTGATCGTTGCGTTATTGGGTAATACACCTGTAATTCTTGAATTAGTTGAATAGCCATCCCTCACGTTATTACCTTTAACATTGGCAACTGTGTAATAACCAGTCTCTTTTTTATACGGTACATTGTTTTTATCGAGTGTATAACCTGCTGGCACTGTGAATTCTTTTCATTTTTAGCTGGTGTTTTAACATTACTGATACCTGATACACACTTCCAATAAAAATAACCACACCATTTAAGATGCGGTGTAGCGACTGTAATATTTCTATGTTGTTGAGATATGTGTATCGAGTGAAGGGCAAAAAGGATATCAATTGCAGGATAAGTGTTAGGTTACTAGGCCACTTAACAGGCTATATAGTTCACTCCTACTATATACAGTTAATTATAACATAAAAAGCACCCCGTAAACTATTATACGGGAATGCTAAAGTCATATATACTACGAGGGAGTAGTATGAAAACTATGCTCTCTATCATAAGAAAAAACACCCAGTGACATGCTTGGGTGAACAAGGATAGATGTAAATAGTTGATGCATGTGTAACACATCATAACAAAAAACTAGCCCGAAAGCTAGCTATAACATACAATCTAAAAAGACGTCCTTTGAATACGTCTAGAAAGATTATAACATAAAAAAATAGGCAAGTACCGAAGTACCTGCCTAAAAAAGGATTATCCACTTTTTCATCCTAACTGATTTCTCCCCATAAGTCACCTAATATCTGATTAGGTGGGGAAGAACCATTCGTGCATGAATGAGAATTTGATGAAAGATAATTTTCACTACACATATTCAATCAAGACATTGCTTTCTATAATAAACAACTATTTTGTTTTATTTCTTTTCTATAATAACCTTTGTAATTAAGTTGAATCCAGGGTTTTTAATATGCTCTGATAAATCTGGGACAACAAAACCTTTTTCTGTTATAGGGAAAGACTTCGTTTCTTCTTTTTTCTTATTCTTATCATAATAAGTGACTTCGATCTTTGCGCTTGGATCTAATTCAACTACTCTAAACTCTTTATATGCTGTCGCATCTAATGCCCATTCGACATAGTATTCAATTTTTTCTTTTGTAAGTGTAGTCCCAGGTTTAATAGGAAACTCGACATAATGAGGGGATAGCAATTCATTTCCTTTACCATCAACTCCAGTCACATTTACCATCAAATACGGGCCTGTTGGTTCAAAATAACTCGCGTCATCGCCTTTTTTATATTTTCCTTTGTCGAATGAACTTGATGCACTTACCTCATTAGTAATTGAAGAAAATGAGAATAATAACAATAAAACAGTTAAAAATAATAAACCTCTTTTGAGCATGGCGCTTCCTCCAAATATAATATATTTGTTTTTATTTATCTCTTTTTATAGCTAACACCCTTATTTAAGATGATAAATATCAACAACTTCATTTTATATTGAGAAAATATTAAAAATCAATAAAATATTAAAAGAAACTAAAATTACATTAAAAAATAATTAACAAATATTTAACATTTTAACCTAAGAATTAAAACACTTCTTTCACAATCAATCTCTCATGCCATATCCACTCATTATGATTGTTCCAATAAATGCGACACCAACCATCTATAATTTCAAACACATATATTAATGTTCCAGGCGCGTATACAGCCTGTCCAACATCGAATCTATAGTTAGTACGATTATCACCGTATCTAGTGGCTGAAGTAGCACCTAAGCCGTCGATTTTCGCATTAAAATAAGCACCTTTTGACCATTTAAGGTTATAAGGCGCTTTACTTCCAACTGTTATTTTACTTGCAGATTTACCGACTGCTTTTTGAGCAGGTGGTTTAACTTTATTTGTGATCTTATTCATTAAGCCCTCACTTTTATACTTAGGTCTAATAAAGTGAGTACAGCCGTAATAATTATCCCAACGTAACTTTGCAGGCGTATTTGCGTTACCGTCATAGTTCTGTTCCAAAATTAAAAATTGGTTTGTATTACCACCATTAAACACTAAACCAATATGACCGTATTGTTTATATATTCCTTTGGTAAATACAGCCACATCACCTATTTGTGGAACAAACGATGGTGTGTTTTCATATACTGTTGCCATGTTTTTAAAATCGTTATTGATTGCATCTTTTGCATTTCCCCACATTCTAATTTCTAACAACCAATAAATGTAATCAACTGCTAAATCTGCACATTGGTAACCATACCAACCGTCAAAATCAATATATCTACCTTGATACCAACGTAACCTTGCTCTTGCTTCACTGTATGTTTTCATTATTTTACCTCCTAGTATTTTCTTCTTGGTTCTTCATATTCTAAAGCTTGGTGGCTATCACCTATACCTTTAGTAGTCGGGTCTTGAATCACACCAGTTAATACTAAAAATCCTAATATAGCGTTTAAACCGTCTGTTAATTGCTCTGTATAAACTTGGATATCATACCCAATAGCTTTTGCGATGTTTTGAGCAAATAAAAAGATAGCTGACAATATCGCTACCCAAAATGATTTTTGTTTCATTCTAATTTTCCAATTAATCATATTCTTATCTCCTTTTACCCAAAATAAAAAGACGACTAATAAGCCGTCTATTTGATATTTATATTATGGTGTGTTAATTTATATATAGAAAAAGGGCAACATGCGCAAACATGTTACCCTAATGAGCCCGTTAAAAAGACGGTGGCTATTTTAGATTAAAGATTAAATTAATAACCATTTAACCATCGAAACCAGCCAAAGTTAGCGATGGTTATTTTTTATTGCTTAATTCAATAAGCTTGATTACTAGACCTATCAATGCAATAAGGAATAAACCAAACTGCAACATGGTACTAATTGTAATCATTAGGCGTCTCCTTTCTAAAGATTTCAGTAATGCCACCATAGGCACCACCTCCTTATACTCAGATAGCCACCATCTATCCAACTTGCTCACTTCTGCATATTACCATAATTACAACAATAAATAAAAAGTCAGTACCGAAGCACTGACTAAAACTTATTTACATTTACCGAACCAAAAACATGTCCAGAAACTATAACCAAAGATTAGTTTAAACATTTTATTCACCTCTCTTATATGCCCATAAGCATACGCAATAATGCTATAATTAGCGACCCAAATATTGTCCCAACTAAACCAAGCACCCACATTTTCATATCACGTATGTTCTTATCATTTTCTTTCTTATTCTTTTCATCTATTTCTCTTTCTTTTTGAATAGCATCTAAGGTTTTATCTAATTTAATGTTAACTTGCTCTTGGGTTTTTTGACCTAATTTAATTTCGTTGAGTGTGCTGAGCATTGTTTTATCATTCTCTTCTAACCTTCTGATGCGCCATTCATGTTCGTGTTTTTTGAACCACCCCAATTCAGTACACCCGCTTTCTAAAAGAATAAAGATTATGAGTATCTAACTCATAGCTTTTCATACTGTTTCAGTGTTAACTGTTACCTCTGGAGATAAATCTGATCTTTCAACTACTTCTTTAACTACTTTCACACGTTGTTTTTTGTTAGTTAATTGATATAACAAATTTAACGTCTCCGCAATTTTCTTAGCGTTTTCTTCAGATTTAAAATCTTGAGCATGGTTAACCATTTCAGAAGTTGTAAAACTTCCTGTGAAATCTTGATATACTACACGTTCTGTACCTTCTTTGTCGATTTGTACTAAAATAAACCTTTCTGTATTGTTGATAATTTCTTTTGCCATAATTAAATGACCTCCTTAAATTTTTGTATAAAAATAGTGCTAAAGATTACTCTTCCTCAGCACATTGTTGATTTTCTTTATTTTCTTGTATATACGCTTTTAACATCGCGTTTTCTTGTGTTAACCTCATAATTTCCTGTGATAAATAATGAATTGTATATTCAGGATTAGCTTGTAATCCTTGTTTGTTATCCTGCATTCTTTGACTCCTCCAATTTCTTGATTCTTAGTTGTTGTTCTTTGATAACAGGGATAAGATGAATCCATAGACGATCATACGCTATACCTTCAATTTCTCCTTTGTCATCATACGTGACAAACTCTTTTAATCCTAAATTCTCCACCTCTTCAGCAATCAAACCTACGTATCTATCAAGTTTATAGGTGTCTTCCGATAATTTTCTATCTTCTCTCAGCTCTCTAGCTAAAATTTCAGACTCAGCTTTATCAAACCACGTTCTAATAGGTAAGTTAAGAATAGCTTTTGAATGTTCCAGTTGTTCATCTCTATCGTTATATTGATTTTCGATAGATAACTTGTATTTACGCGCTGATGTCGAACGCCCAATTGTGCCAGCAGAAGTAATATGCAAATTAGCTGCGGCCGAATAAGTACGTCTATAAATTGAGTTAGAAGCTATCCTATCTCCTGCATCATCTGAACCTACAGACAGTAGGTCTGTACTCTGTATATGAATATACCTATTACCATCACGTCGTTTCAGCATATTAAATTTGCCATACCCTGCTTCGATTGTTGTATCTCCACCTGTTGCATATCGTCCATTAACAATTTGAACAAGACCTTTATTTCTTTCTTTAGAAAACCTGATACCCGCACCGTAATCATAGTTCTCATCAGAACCAAACATAATATAACCGTCACTCGAATAAGCATTATCTGCATTAGACAGCGTGAATGCAAATCGGTTTAATCCAGGCACTTTGTCTGTGTTTGGATATAAATACACCGGTGCCTGTTTGCTTTTGATATTCGATGAAGCGTAAGACTCCAGAACAACCCGATTATTATCTGACGTTAGTGCAACGACACCACCATAGGAATTGATTGTTATGCCATTCATACCGCTATCACTGTAAGTTTTATCCCACCATTGAATAGTACCGGATGAACCTCCGTCTTCGCCTTCTCCATCAATATATGTTGAAATACCAAAATGTGACATATAAAGTGAACCGCCTGCGGTATTATTTCTAAACCTTAGATGTCCATCTTTAAGACGTGTGAATATATCATCGGTTGATCGTTTGCCTTTCCAAGTTCGTTGCACAATACCACCTAGTTCAATAGAATCATTCTGTATTTGAACATATCTGTTATTGTTACCGCCTTTAATTCCAATTCTATTAACATTGATATCAAGACCCTCTCTTGATAAATTAAGGCTGTTGACAATATCGGTTTTATCTACTTTATCTCGCATATTTTGGATAAGAAGGTTTATTTCTCTATTACCGTTAATATCAATTTTATCAGCATTTAATCTAATACCACGTGGCCCCACATTTAAAGCTTGAGCCACTCCGTTATCATCATATCTGATTGTTGTTCCATCTGTAACGTTTTGGACAATCTCGTTTAATATATTTGAAAGTGTACGATTGGTTGCATTAAACTCTTCTTTAGTAGTTCTTAATTTGATTTCCTTACCATTTTGTATAATTTGAGAACCATAGCGAGTCAGTGTTCTCCTCTGTGCATCTGTGCTTTCTTTGACCTTGTTGTCTGTATAAGCATTAGCTTTCTTTTCAGCGTTTCTAGCCTTTAGTTCTGCGTTTTGTTTTGCCTCTTCAAGTTTAGCTTGAGCATCTTGTATAGCGCGTTGCTCTTCTTCCGAAATTTTACCATCAGCATACGCTTGCGATTCCTTCTCTTTAAGATTATCTTGAGCATCAATGTATGATTTTAAAGCTTCTTGCGCTTCTTGATTTGCTTGTTCAATACTTGCTTTAATCTCAGGATTATTGGACAAATCACTTAACTGGTCATCAGTATATTGTTTTTGTTCTTCCAATCCGTTTCGATATTCGTTTAACGTAACTTTATCTTTGATTTCACCTTTTAAAGTCGTTCTCTCAGCTTCAGCAGTATCTAAACGTTCAACAATACCGTCTTTGTCTGTTTTATAGTCCGATGTTTTTACATAGTCACGTAATTGTTCTTTTGTGGATTCTCTAGCTGCTTCAATAGCTGATTTAACAACATTAGGTTCTCCGACTAACTGCAAATCTTCATTCACCGTTAAACCAAATTTTGTTGCTATTATTTCCAACGCTTCTTTATATTTTTCATCAGTGTATTGTGACTGTAATAATTTAAATCTATCTGAAATGGCGATTTTGACATCTTCTACATCTGTATAAACATCTTGTAATTTCTTTCTATACTCAAGAAATAAAGTTTTTGTATCTACCAACCGACCAATCGTTGCAGTTTCGGGTGTCATAGATTCTAAATTATTTTTAATTTGATTATAAACATCAATCACAGCGTCTAAACTTGCTTGTAAGTCCGCTTTCAAATCATTATCTACTAAGTACTCGCTATTCAGTAATTCTGTAGCTTCTGACAAAAGACTAGCGTGTTGTATAGATAAATTAATAAAAATATTGTTTAATTCACTGAATAGCGCTTTCTCTCTTGTTATACCACCTAATTTTTCAACATCATTTGGTGTTGCTTCAATCCATCGACCATTCCAATATCTACGCAAGACAGCAACATCAGGGTTACTTGTATCATACCAAAGCGTATCATTGACTGGATTTTCTGGCGGTGTATCACTTTTATGAATTTTGCGTTCAAAGTATTCTAATTCACCATCTACAACATCTTTTACTATAGTATTGATATTGCTAATATTGTCGTTTAATTTTTGGTGTATTAGGTTTAATCGCTTGTTAAACTCTTCTCGTAATTCTGATTCTTTGAACTCTTTAGGTTGACCGAATGTATATGTGCTATTTTCTGAAATTATGTTATATTCTTCAGCAATAACTTCTGCCTCTACATACAATGGCGGGTTAAAATCTCTATGTTTTACTCTGACTGTATCGCCAATTGATATAATCTCGTGCGGATACGTAACTTCCAAATCAGTAGAAGTAATCTCATATGACATAACTGCCGACTTACGTTTATTTAACTCTGTTTTGGCTAAAGAACTTAATCGTGTTTCATTCATATTTTGATCATCTGATTGTGGTTCATATATCCCCCAAATATAGCGCATAGGTAGGTTGAATTGACTTTGCGCTTCGTCATCTGTCACAACTAGCTCTAAACGCTTCCCTTTGTCATTTTCAGGTCCCACAGCAATTAATGCTGTTTTGATTTCTGACATATCAATCTTCCTAGTTAACCCGACTAAATCTTTACCATATTCAATTTCTTTACCTTTGAATAAGCTGTTTTTCTTTTTGAGTACTACATATCTACCTTTGACGGTATTAGAGCTAAGCTCAATATAAAAATCTAAAACCATTTTATAGGTTGTACATAATTGCTTTAAAACTTCATATCTAGTTTGATAAGAAGTCCATGACGTAGTACGTAAGCCATCGTATTCGGTTTGTTCAGAAACTTCCCAACCTGTATCGCTCAACACATCTTTCAATGCTTCTGAAGTTGTCTTTTTCTCAAATTTTCCTGGTGCATACGGTTTAGCTGTTGTTATATCAGCAAGATAAGACGCTATACATTCTATCTCTGTGTAGCCGTCCATCGTATCTTGAACCCAGTTAATAATAAATTCACGCCATTGTTTGTTTGAATCCCTTATAATAACACGATGTCGTTCACGGAACTTTTCAGCTCTTTCTGATGATATGAGCAGTTCAAGCATTTCTGAATTGTCATTAACATTACGTTTATGAATCGCTCTAACTAAGGAAGGGTCATCAGTAGAAAGGAAATCTATAATCTTGTCGTTAAAATCTAAAACATGTATCACACTCTCATCTCCTTTCTATAAATATCTATCTTGCCATTTAACCGTCGTATCAAAGACGTTTTCAGGTTGTATGATTAATTCACTGTACCCAGAATCAACATTGAAATAATTACTTCCAAACGATTTCTCGCTCAACATTGGTTCCTCATTGATGACAACACTTTTTGCTTGCATATCTATTTTCACTAAATCACCTTTTTGTATAATGACATCCCTTGCGCCTTTCGGTTTCGGTAGAATCTCCGTATTGAATGAACCTAATCCATTCATCTCCATCCACTTATAACCGTTATACTTCGCACTATAGATAGCTATGATAGAAGCTGGACGCTGATAAAACTTACCGCCATCTATCCACTCTTTCTCATCCATATCAATAGGTTTACGTCTATCTGGGTCTTTAATGTGATCAAATTTCCAAGTTTTAATAGAAAATTTATTACCTACTCTTCTGAGCCGCATATAAACAACGATTCTGTCCAAGTTATACATTATCGGTTTATTCTGATAGTCGTATATCTTTTTGGGGTCTCCTTTTTGGTTATACAACGTAACAACAATATGTCCTATTTTTCTATCATGATATTTATTTTCATAACCAATAGAAGCAAGTAACTTACCATCACTATCATAAATATGTTGTGCTGTTCTTCCGGCACCTTTACCTTTTTGTTCAACAATACATTTATAGGTAATTTGAAAATCTGTCATCGCTTTAGGGAGCCCTCGTTTCGTGCCAGCACCAACCCAACCTTTTGCATCAGGAAAATTAGTTGCTTTATATCCTTCGCCAAGATTGGATATCACAAAGTCACCGCCGACCTTACCACCTAAGTCATTACTTGGAATATCTTCAGTAATCATCTTAGTCCAACCTTTGAAATCACGAAACTCACTATGATAAACAGGAGGCATGTAATCCTTAACTTCTTTGGTTACCTCATCATCACCAACCATAAAATAATCTTCATCATTTTTAGTAATCATAAAGTAACTAGATGGTTTAATTGCTCGGGCTTCAACAATTAAAGGAGTGTCAGCAGTCCCACTATTTACAACTGAAACTTGGTCTGAAATCGCAGTATTTTTATTTCCTGTTACTGAATATTTGTAAGGGTCTGTTAGTACTACTTTGATAGTGAACTTAACAGGTATTGTAAATTCTTTGTGCAGCTTTATTGGTCCTTCGAAATAAGCGTTCCAGTACCAATCTTTAGATTTGAATTGTAATTTAACTTGTTCCTCGTAGTTAAAAAACTTTACTAATTCATTCAAGACGTCATCATGTGTTTTAATGCCGTTGTGAGATAAATAGTCATTACGTACCACCAAAGGTATATCAAAACTATAAGATTCAAGCCTACGCCCTTTATATATAGACCCCGAACGTCCATCTACATTTTCTGTTTTTAAAACATAATTAAAAGAGGGTATTTCAAACCCTCTTTCGACATACAACCAAGGAATTGTTTTGTTGTTCACTTTAATAGTGTCTATCATTGAATAGCAATTCCTCCTTTTCTAAACTTTACTTTTGTTGATTCTTGCCTTTCTCGCTTTTCTATAGACGCGTTCACCTTTTTATCAAAAGCGTATTCGTCAATAATCGGCTGATAATCTTTATCTGCAATCACATCGTTAGATTGTGCTATTTTCAGTAATAAAGCTATTTGTTGTTGCTGTTGTTCAATCATTTTCAATAATAAGCTAGGATCATCAAACCCGTTTAAGTCTGATAATTGGCTAGGACGCTTATTTTTACTCGCTTTTTTCCCTCTTACTTCTGCTGCTGCATAATGCAAAATCTTCATTGCATCATTTCTACGAGCTGGATCTGTTGGAATAATCCATTCTGGATGACCGTCTTCACCTAAGTTATACCAACCATCAAAAACTTTTCCACCTGTAGCATATGCGTAATCACCAGCACGTTTAAAACCACCCCAACCATATCGTCTAACAATGTACTGCATTGCTGAGATACCTTGATGTACTGGATTATTATAATTAGTGTACCCTCGTTTAGCGTTAGCTCTAAAAGTTGAGCCGATAATTTGGAATAATCCTCTAGACGGGTCTCCTCTTTGAGCATTAATATCCCAATTATTCACTGCATTTGATTGATAGTTGCTTTCACGCTTTGCAACTCGCATCATCTGGTCATGAATCCACTTACCTTTATAACGTCCTCCTAAAATACTTTGCGCTTGTCGGATTACTCGGCTGGCATAAGTTGCACCACTTCCAGAAGTAGCATCACCGCCACCAATTGATAACCTACCTTTTTTCTTTGCATTTCTTAAATATGGTTCAGGGTTAAAATGGCGTCCGTTTCTCCTCATTTCAAAATGTAAGTGTGGTCCTGTACTAAATCCGGTATTACCAGTTAAACCAACAACATCGCCGGGCTTTACCATCGTGCCACTAGGTGGTGATTTGCTAAAGTTTTTCAAATGCGCAAATAGCATATCGATAACGCCACTAGTAATTTTTACATAGTTACCATAACCACCAGACATAAACGGCATTCTTGTAAGTCTACCACCCATAGGCGTTCTAACTTCTTGATATACAAATGGAAAATCGACACCTTCATGAAATGGTCTTCCAGTTGCAGCGGTATAAGCTGCGGTACGTCCATAATGATAATTAATTTTGTCAGGGTCTAATATTCCGCCGACTAAATCGCCACCGCCCATAGCTTCTAAATTTTCTTTTATCCAATCAGTAGCACTTTTCTTAATCTTAGACCATGCAGCTTTTGTTATGTCGCCTGCAATTCCCATTCCTTTAGTTAAAGAATTGAAATCAATTCCAAAAGCTTCAAGTATATAATTTAAAAGTTTTCCTGGATTTTCAATAAAATCTAAAACATCGCCAACTTTATCGCCAAGCCATTTGGTACCTTTACCTATTTGATCTTTTGTCCAGTTAAATGCTGATGATGCACCGGACTTAATATCTTTCCACATAGTACCTAAACTAAATCTTGGAAGAGTTCCGTTTAACATTGAATAAGTTTGTGCACCGTTATATACTTTTGAGCCTTTAGGTAAATAAGCAGTAGTATCTGTATTTGGTGTGATTACACGTTTACCATTAGGGAATTCAATCATTTCGTTTCTAAAACCATTTGGACCATTTCCGCGTCCCTTATCTCCAACTGTAGCGAATGTGTCACGTGCAATCTTACCGTTCTTAACTAATCTTGTAGTAGTATGTGTGTGCTCTGTACCAGTATGTAACTTAGGTATTTTATCCATGCCCAACTTACCACCGACCCAGTTTAAACCGTCGATTAATTTATTAAGTCCTTTTTTAATAGCATCTACCATACCGCCGATATGACTTTTAATTTTGCTGATAATACTTTGTAAGCCGTCACGCATATTTGTAAAAATTCCACGTACCTTACTCCATAAACGGCTAGCAATTCCTACCGTATTATCTTTAATGGAATTCCAAATATTTGACATCCAATTTCTTAAATTACTAAAAATTTCTTTCGTCGCATTCCATAAATTAGTAAATTTTGATTTGACGCCACTAAATAATGACTGCGCTTTTCCTATCGTATTCGTACGGATACTACTCCAAGTATTAGATAACCAATTTTTCATATTCGTGAAAATTGATTTGACACTATTAAATAAGAATCCAAAAATACTTTTTGTCGCATTCCAAATTGCTGATAAAGATTTACTGAATATACTTTTTATTACGTCCCAAATACCTGCTATTAATCCTTTTAGCAATCCGCCAAAGTACCTAACAACGCCAAGTATTTTGCCTACAAACCATAATTGAATTAAATTCCATATTAATTGAACGACTCCTTTAAGAATCATAACAATCGCATCCCAAACTCCTCGCCAATCTCCAGTAAATAAACTTGAGAAGAACTTAATTAAACCTAGTATGATATTTAAAGCTCCTTGTATCACACCTTTTATATTCTCCCAAGTACTGACAATTAAAGCTTTAACCGCCGGCCAAATAAATTGCATCACTTGCCAAATCGCAAACATGATTGGTTTAATTACAAAATTTAAGATAAATTCAAATATAGCTTTGATAAAATTGCATATATTTTGAAGCGCTTGAACAATAGAAATTCCGTTTTCATTAAAGAATCCATTAATTTGACTCCAAATATCTTTAGCGAAATCAACGATTGCTGAAACCGCTTGTTTAAAGACGTTTTTAACGGAATCAATGAAAGGTTGGATAAATTGAATGAAATTACTAAACGTTTGTTTAACACTGTTAATTGCACCATTAACAAAATTTCTGAATGTTTCAGATTTCTTATAAGCTATTGTAAATGCGACTGCTAAACCAGCCAGTACACCTAACACGATACCAATTGGACCAGTTAATGCTGTGAAGACTGTTCCTAAAATAGGCACTTTAGTTGATAAAAAACTAATCAATCCGTCAGCCTTTGCAATACTAGCTAATAATGGAGCTAATACAGTTACTGCGTTGCCAACTGTGCTTATGAATGCACCTAATCCAAAAACTACAGGACCAATTGCAGCAGCAATACCACCGAATATAACAATCGACCTTTTAGATCCATCACTTAAACTTGAAAACCAATCAACTGCTACAGATAGCTTTTTGATTAATTCTTCCATGACTGGAGCAAACGCACTTTCAATAGAAGCCCATACATCAGCACCTACTAATTTAAGTTTATTCATTGCTACTTTAAATCTTTCGGAGCCACTTTCAGAATCTTTAAATGTCTGATTGACCGTTCCTTGCGAATCTTCGATAGTTTTTAAGAACTCTTGGTAACTAAAGCGACCGCCTTTAATAGCATCTGCTAAATCAGGACCTGCCTTTGCACCAAATGCTTCAATCGCTAAACTTGTTGCGCTAGCTATATCCGGCGTCTTTTCAATTTCTGCTAATGTCTTCTTAAATTCTTCTCTTGGGTTTTTACCAGCTTTACCCCAATTTGATATAGCTTTTTTCAAACCACTGAATGCTATTTCAGTATTAACGCCTGACTTTTCCCATTGAGAGAATAAAGCAATTGATTCTTTCATCTCAAAGCCCATAGCTCTCATTGGAGCGCCGTATTTAGTAATACTATCAGCTAATGTATCAACACTTATCCCACTAGCTTGCGCCGCTTTTGCTACCATATCCAAAACACTTTGATATTCACTTGCTTCGATACCTGCATCGCCCATTGCACGGGTAATTAACTGTACGGCTTGCACACCGTCAGAACCTGTTATGTGACTAAATTTCAAGAATGACTCTGTGGCACTCTCAAGTTCTTTACCTGTAAAACCTAACCTTGTATTAACTTCTCCTAAAACTCCACCAACAGTTTCAGCATCTGCTGGAAAATTGCCATAAACATCTTTAAATGAGTTCTGCAATTTTTTTAATTCACTGCCTGTTGCGCCTGTTGCTTGAGTAACAGTATCTAAACCTTTATCAACTTCTGCAAAAGCTTTTCCTGATGCTGCTGCAATACCTAAAACAGGTGCAGTTACACCAATCATCAAACCTTTACCAATGGATTTTAAACCATCACCCATTTTTGTTAATTTAGGTCCCATACTTTCAAAAACTTTACTGGTTTTTCCCCAGCCACTTTCTGCCATTCTTTGAGCTTCAACTTGAGCTTTTTTGAACTCTTCAAATTCGGCTGATGTTTTTTGTAATTCTCTTTCTAAATAATTCAGCTCATTTGCTTGTTTGTTATATTCTTGTCGTAACTTTTGAGCTTCTGCACTGTTTTCGCCCTGTTCTTGAGATACCTTGTCATATTGCTTGGCTAAATCATCAACGTTTTTCTTATAACCTGTGATAGTTCCATCAAGTTCTTTAATCCTTTGTTTGTAACTATCAGTTGATTTTTCGGTATATTTGAAGTTGTTGCCTGTTAATTTTAAGTCAGAATTTAAAGTTTTAAAGTTTCGTTTGATTTCTGCAAATGATCTATTTAAATTTGCTGCATCTAAATCCAAACCTATAGATAAACCTTTTATTCTTTCTCCCATTTTTTACCTCCTTTCTAAAAAAGTTCAAAAAAATAACCCTAACCAAACGGTTAAGGTTAAAATGCATCAATTAAAGCCTCTGCTTTTTCTTCAGAAATGTCATTATTTTTATTTTGATATATGGAAAGCACATAATGAAATGGCATTTTTAAAACTTCGTTAGCGTCTTTACCATTTTCAATTAAGTCCATCATGAGAGTATCCATATTTTTCAACATTGCTTTATATGTTAAATCTTCAGGCTTTATTTCATGTTCTGGATAAAATTTCTAGTTTCCTCAGTTTGTTGACCTTGAGTAATGAAAATCACTTGTTCACGAAGTGCATTCATTCCATCAGGTGCATGCATACGTTCTTTTAGGTCTTTAACTGTGAATTGGTTATCGTAAATTTTTACAACCATATCCATCAATCTGTCAGCGATTTCTCTTGGCTTCATCGTGCTATTTTCGTCCTCAATATCATCGATTAAATCCATTGCTTCGTATACAATTTCAAATGAAATGAAGTGTGGTGTTAAGTACGTTTGTAATTTAATTTCATTTGCTTTTGGATCTTCTACTAATTGAATAATGTTACGTTTTAATTTTGCCATTTTATAATACTCTCCTTATTTTCAAATAAAATAGAGGGGTTTCCCCCTCTTATGCTTCTACATTTATTGTTATAGTGTCACTCATATTACCAACTGTTGCTTTAACCGTAGCAATGCCTTGTGCTTCCGCAGTAACTTGACCATCACTATTGATTGATACAATATTCGTTTGATCTGTTGTGTATTTCAATAACTTACTTTGATTAGATGGCTCTACTACAACATTTAAATCGTATGTGTCGCCAACTTTAAGTGTTTTAATGCTATCTGGTATATTAACCGACTTTACCGCAGTTTCCGATGAAGCCGGTTTTGTTACAAAGTTTCTTCGTTACCCTCTGTCACGTTTCCAGTATATTCTTCGCCTAAAATTTTCTTTAAGAAAGCCTCTTCGCCTTTTTCACCGTCTCCATCATGATTTGTCATGTTAGCTGAATCAAAGATATACTTACGTACTGACTTTTTATTATCAACTAAAGGGAAAAGTGCCTCACCTTCAACCTCTTCACTTGAGAAATCCCAATCTTTCTCAGCCGTTTCTCCATCGATTTTAGGATTTGTAAACATAACTTTAGGTAATAAAACTGTTCTAAATGTACCGTCTTTACGCTCTTGTCTGAACCATACAGCTACGTAATTGTTTTGTTTACCTTGTTTCTCTTCGTAAACGCCATCTTCATCATAATCTTCATTAAAAACAATTTTGCGAATCTCTTTAGGGAACGCATGCATTTGTAATGAGATTTTACCTTCTCCGTCTGTATTCCCTGATTCAATTGGACCGCCATCAGCATAAGCTGTTTTTAGTTCTCCACCAGTTTCAACACCAATTTTTTGTAATCCTCTTGTTTTTGTAATATCACTATATTTTAATTCCGCGCCTTCTTTCGTTAATTTAGCGAAACCTAAACCAGTAATGTTAATATACGCCTTTGGCGCACTTGCATGTTTTACTGCCATTTAATTTTCCTCCTTATAAAAAATGCCCTCGTAAACGCGAGAGCTTCTATATGTTTTAAATTCTTCTATATATTCCGGTTTTCCATTTGAAACATTTCCCATTTTTAGTTCAGACCATAATAACTTTTGAATGCGATTAGATATCTTATTTCTTATGATTCTCGCATTATATTCATCATTGTACTTAACAAAAACATCTATTTGGACAATATAACTATATGCACACTCATCTCCGTCAGTATAAGTTGTAGGTATTGGGTCGTCGATATCGTCAATAACAATAAAAGGTACATCAGTATCTTTTACATTAGGGTATTTATTGAACTTAATATTATTGATATTTACGTGCTCTCTAATAATTCTGTCTTGACTAATCACTTCATGAACTTTGTACAAAATATCAATCACAATTTTTTCAACTCCCTTTTTAGCGTCTCAAAATACTTATTTTGCCCTTGTCTTATTGCTCTATTAATCCCACCCATAGCTTTAGGTTTTACAAATTTTCCTGACTTTTTCTCAACATGACCATTTTCAATTAAATGTACTATTCTAAATCGTTCAAAAGGCCCACGCCACCTAATTGTAACAGTACGTTTCCCCTTTATCCATTCAGGTTCAGTACGACCAATCTCACTAATCAGTGCTCCTGAGTCTTCTGAAGGTTTGAGTTGTTTTTTTATTTCTTCAACAATTACCTTAGCACCAGCTATTAACGCCTTATCTTGAACTTTTACCATCTCTTTTATGCCAAAATGTTTTTCTAATTCTCTTTCTAATGCTTTATCACCTGTCACTTTCACACTCATGAACTATATCCTCCACGAATCATAATAAAGTCTTTATTATCCAAATCTGGTGATACTTGCTTTATATTCAAACGATTTTTGAAATATCTTGATTCAATTTCAAGATAATGTTCTTCACTGGGTAAATAATCACCTTGCGGATCACGAATATACAATTTAATGTCATTTTGCGTTCCGTTTGAGATAGCTTGTTCTAATTCACGTAACCAGACACCATCAATACTCGCCCAACAGCTATATAATAATTTTTCTTCTTTTTCTCCAGCTTCTGGACCATTATTTTCAGTATACTTATAAAAATGAACACGCGTATTTAAACGTTTAGTTGTAATTCTAGGTTTCTTAAACACTTTCTTCATCTTCTGATACCTCCATTAGAGATAACGAAAAATCTATTATTTCAGGTCTGTAATTGTCGTTGAAGTGTTCTAATAAATCTTGATAAGCATATCTAGCGCGTATAAGTATCAATTCTTGACCTATTAAATTCTCTAATTCAAAAACTCCGCACTGATTTTTTATACGCTCGTACGACATTTTCAACAACTGCTTTAAGTACTCATCCTCTGAATTATGGTCAATCTTTTCAAGTGATTTAAATTTGACAAGCAAATCATCAATCGTCATTGTCTTCACCATTCAATAAGTCGATGATTTCACTTTTAACCATTGAACTAGACGCTTTTTTTTGTAATGATTCGCATAGTTCTAATAATTCTTGTTTTGTCAGCTTATCTAAAGGTACGATATAAACTTTGTCGTACTTATTTTTGATTTGATTTGTCAACAATTCAACACGAGGATTGTTATACCCTTCAGCTGGATACAACTCCCCTACTTTGTACTTGTGTTGATTGTGCTCTATGTCTTTAAATTCTCTAACAACTTTAAATTTCACCATTTTATCACCTCATAAAATTTTATAGTGTTTCTTCGGTATCTTCTAAAGCTGGTTTATGTCCTTTTAAATCTAATTTCCAAACAGCAGCAACTTTATTATCTTTCGCTTTGCCGTAAGCAAATTGTTTTGCAGTGTATAAATCCATATCATCTAACGCAAGTGTTTCTTTAAATTTCTGAACATTAATACCACCAGCTAAATAACCATCATATAGACCTTTAACGTACGTTAAAACCTTACCTGCTTCTTGAACTGTAGACTCAATAACATTCAAATTAAATGGTAAAGCAGTAACATATACGCCATTTGCATTTAAATGTGTATACTGTGCTTGAACCTCAAAAGCATCGGACGGATTAACAACCATTGTTACATTACCTTTAACCGCTACTGATTTACCTTTCTCGTTAGTTGAGTGGTATTTAAACACTTGCGTCAATTCATTAACCGTAGCGCGCGGATTAGCAAATGTAAGCGTACCTTGTTCTTCTTTCTCTGGATAAGCACCATCAGTTACCGATACACCTTTTTGTACTTGACGGTTTAAGCCAATCGGTTGGTCTTTACCAGTACCTTTTAAGAACGCAGTTTCAAGCGCCACTGCAAATGCTTCTTCGATTTGAACACGAACAAATCTTTCAATCCACGCAGGACCAAAATCATTTAAATCTTTTGGTAAAACAACAAACGCTGTCAATTTATTTTGAATTGCTGTTTCTTCACTGAACGCAGCATCTAATTGACCTTTAATTTCACCATAGATTTTACCCCAAACGGCTACGCCAGAAGTTTCAGATTTTAAGAACTTCAAACGCAAACCAGCGTTTTTAATACCTAAATCAGCTAATAACGGATGATTCGTCGTCAAATCTTCAAAAATTCTATCAATTGTTTCTTCTGGCAAAAGTTTTTCTTCTTTATAGTTAACGTTTTTATTGATATCCATGAAGAAACTTCTTTGGTTTGCACTCAAAGATTGTGCTGATTTAGGTAAACTAGAAACTCTTTCAGCTTCTGCTTTTGCTTGTAATTTAGTTTCTTCAAATAGTTGGTTAATCATGTCACCGTACAATTCATTTTGTCTTTCTTGCGGTTCACCGTTGTTTACTGCATTAATAAATTCGTTTTTCGCATTTGCGAATGTTTCCGATAAATTTATAGTCATTTTATGACCTCCTATTTTTTGTATTAAAAAAGGAATCTTGAAAATCCATTTGCTGATACTTTACTATCTGCAACATCGATTTCTGATTCCTTTTCTTTCATATTTATTTTTTCAATTACTTTATTTGCTATTGCGTCAATATCAATGTTAACCTCTGGCGTTTTACTTACCAAAGCTGTTACACGATTTAATACATCTTTCGATAACACTTGTGTATTGCTTGCTACAATTTGCATATTGTCGTTTTCAAACATTTTACTATCCGCAAAACCTTGTTCAATGGCTTCATCAGCATTTAGCCACGTTTCCCTAGCCATCATTTCTACAAGTTCTTGTTTGTTTTTACCAGCTCTAACCGCATATGCCTCAGCCATTATTTGACCAACATGTTCTAATGTTTCTGCAGCATGATTTAGATCTTTCGCTTCTCCTTGCGCAATACTTGAAGGATTGTGAATCATCATTCTAGCAACCGGACTCATTTCGATGTGGTCACCAGCCATTGCGATAAGCGATGCCGCACTTGCTGCTATTGCTGTGATACGAACATTCACTTTGCCTTTATGAGCTCTTAAATGTGTATATATTTCACTACCAGCTACTAGGTTACCACCATTTGAGTTAATTATAATATCAACATCTTCATCACTAAATTCTAGTTGTGTTAAAACATCTTTAGGACAAGTCGAATCCATACCAAGCATTTCGTAAACCCATTTATCTTCGTTGGAAACGATGACGCCTTTAATCTCCGCTTTCATCTTCATCACCACCTTTCAAAGTGTTTTCATCTTTTTCTTTTTCATCATTTTCACCACTGTTAGCTTTTTCGTAGTTTTTAGTAATCAGGTATTCGTCTAATTCAGGATTGTCAGACGGTTCTTCACCTAACATAATCCGCACCTCATTCCTTGTAAATGAACCAGAACTTACAAGTTTGTCAATTGCTTCAGCATATTGAAGTGGGTCTTTTTTATTCACACCGACAATTTCTATTCTTGTATCTTTCAAATACATGCTTTGAGTTATGAGTTTCGCGTTTAATTCGTTCTGAATCTTTTTTAATAAAGGTGTTAAACAGAACTTCTCAAATACAAGCGTGTTTTTTTCCAAATCAGCTGTTTCTCCGTAAATCAAACCTGGGGGTATACCAATCATCAACGCAACATTTTTTATTGCATCTCTCATTAGCTCACTCAATTCAGAAAAAGGCATGTTACTATTCTTACCACCATTAGATAATTCCTCATAATCAAAACCTTCTATCAAAGGCGCGATTGCTAGTTGGTTTTTATTAAAAGTATTGAATAATTTATTTGTGAACGCTTGTAATTTTTCTATATTCTTTTCGTCATATGCGCTAGAGGCAGATTTCAAAATCCCTCTTATTTGATAGTTTTTTAATTGTGCACCTATCATTCTTCCGAATATTTTCCCGTAATCTTCGAATAGACTTTCTACAAAGTGTGTCACTTTATTGTTGTTGTACTTTAAATATATGACCTCTTGCATTGTGAAAGTACGTTGATAAGTATAATCTTTAACCGTTACATCTTTGAATATATCATCATACAAAGCATACTCTTCTCTGTAAAAGCTATCTGCGATAAGTAATTCTTTGCTGTCACTTACTACGATTAAAACCTCGTTATCGTAAATTAGTTTATATATAACTTGTTGCCAAAAACTATCGCTTGATAAGTCAGTATTTGGTTTTATATTTAACTTGTAGTAAACATCATTCTTTTGAATTCTATTACCTTCCAATACTTTAAAATGACTTTGAGCGACAGCTCGCGCAACAAATTCAATACAACTATCAATCGCTAAACGTTTCACATACGCTTGTTGTGATAAATCTTCTATCATATCTAAATCAAGCATATATGATATATCTTTCCTAGTTTTAAATATCTTTTCTAGAATACTCATGTCTCACCTCCTCTATTAGAAATCTATACTCATTAATGCATCAAGTGCTTTAGACATGTCTTTGTCTACTATATCATCCGCTCTATATAACGCATGAACAAATGCCATAAATCCATCCGTTTTACGTCTGACTTCATCTTTTTTGATATACTCTTTATTTCCATCCGGCTTGATTTTTACAGCAACATTATTAGTAAACCAACGCATCAAAGGATTGTCTCCATATATTACGTTATGTTTCGCAAACATTGTATCGATACGTGGTGCAAGTAATCCATGTATTGCTTTTGGATTTCTAAGTACTTCAAGTTTTATACCAGCATCCTCAAACGCACGTCTTACAATATCAGTTCTATAATTATCAGCTATGACTTTTTCAAGCCCATATTTTTCTCTAGCTTTTAAAAACCAATCAACTATATATTCAATTTCAATGACATCATCATCGACAATGGTCAATAATCCCATTTTTTCCCATTCTTTAATAGGAGGTTCTAATTTGACATCATCCAAAAACCCTTGTCTTACAAACGAATGTCCTAACCAAATGTAATCATCGTTTTTTCGGAATAATAGCCCTACACTTGCAAAATCTCGAATGTTTGCAAAGTCTAAACCACCAATACACATTTGATTATCTAAATTTGGTATCTCTCTATTAGTCGCTAGTATTTCTTTCCATGGTGCTATTACTTTTTCAAGGTCAACTTCAGGCAAATTCATTCGCTTAGTCATGAATTCGGGCTTATTTGAACGGTTGAATGGTAAATCGTTATATTCTTCTTCAATCGTGCTTAGCAGTGTTTTAGCGTATTCTGATAACGGTTTATGTAACATTGGGTTCGCCTTTTCCCACGTCTGTCTGTCATCAACTTCTTTTGGATCGTCTAATTTACAATAAAAAGCAAACAATCTACTATTTTTAACCTTGCCACTTAATACACTTGCAATTTTGTGCTTCATTGCATCGATATAACCCTCTCTAACAAAACCATCAGTACTTATATAAAACGTTCTTCTATTTTTCTTTTTACCTAATCCACCACGTTTGACGTTTACCATTTCAGGACCAAAGAAATAATGAATTTCATCAAAAATAACACACCCCTCACGTCCACCGTCTTTGGTTTTTGTGTTTGATGTGTTATATCGAATAACCGATTTAGTTGCACGGTTTATTATTTCTGTTTTACTAACTTCATAAGGAGCTTTTGGCGTTTTACCCGTCTTATTTCGTTTGTTATCCATTAAAACGGTTCTGATTTCATCAAACGATGTTTTTGCTTGATCTTCACTATTAGCAACAATGGAGATGTGATATTCTTTAACTCCGTGTAAGGGCGTAGAAAGAAAATCACTAATAGCACTTATTAGACCGTTTTTCCCGCCTCCACGTCCCATGAAAATAGCAAATTCTGTAAAGAAAGCTTCATCTGTATTTTTATCTATAAGAAATATATTAGCTATGATAAACCTTTGAAATGGTAATGTTGGAAAATACCATTTTTCAATAAATTTGATACAATCCTCGATTTTCTGTTCATCAAAATATACATCATCTCGTGAATATATATGTGTTTGTAGATAATTAAAGAGATCAATTCTTTCTTTATTTAAAATTATCTTTCCTTGTTTCCACAAATTTATATATTCATCAACGTATTTATTACTAATCATAGGTAATCATCAGATGGCGTTTCTGTGTCTTCTTTCTCTTCGGGCAATAAATCCGATAATTGTTTGATTATTTTTTGATATGCAGCATCTCTAGCATTAAATAGTTTGGCTACTGGTCTTTCCCTTTCATATGGTGGCGCCTTTTCAGATTGAGTAAATAAATCATAATCACCTTTTTCTTTTATGTCTTCCCACATGTAATCAAGCATTACACGTAGCCTTGCTGCTTGAATAATTAAACCATCAACTACTTTTAATTTATTGCTAGGTATGTCTTTATATAATACTTGTAGCCTTTCTTTTTCTTTAAGCACTAAATTTTCATCGACTATAATCTCCATTTCATCACCTGCCTTAAAATGGTTATAAGAGGGGGGTTATACATGGATTTTTAAAATTATCGCGAAGTTTACTCCCTAACCGTTCCCCAAGTATTTTGATCGCTTTTGATTTTTTTGACCCGGGGGTATTTACCATTTTTCGTCTTTCCATTTATTTTCTTTTTTTATAAATCTCTTTTCTTTTTTGTTGTGACATTTAATACACAGTGTTTCTAAATTGTTTAAGTCATGAGCAAACTCCGGATGATGTTCTAGCGATAATATATGATCTACATCCAACGACTTACGCTTGCTTTTGTCATATGTCGTTAACTTGCCGTCTCGCTTACATTGTTGACATTCATAATTATCTCTTTCTAGCACTCTTTTTCTTGTTGTTTGCCATTCTTTAGACTTATAGAATCGTATACGTTCGTCTTTAGTCATCATAATGTTTCACCTTATATAACTTAAGTAGTATCAAGACGCATCTATACTTGATGTGTAGTAATGTATTTACAATTAGTTTGAACATGTTCATACCTCATAAATAAAAAGACACATCACATAGTGATGCGCCTCTTGTTCATGCGTCGTATTAGCATTTAATAACTTTAAATATTAATCTGATACTAACATAATAAACTGTTTTAATGCGGACTTACATAGGGTAAAAGTCCGCTACACATAACCAATATACTTTGCTAACTTATCGATCAGTGCATTCCTTCTACGTAATATACTTGTCTTACTTGTACCAAAGTAATGTGCTATATCTTCCCATTCATAACAACCAATAGGACAATCCCAATATCTAAACCTTAATAACTCAAGCGTATCCTCATCACTTTCATCTATCAATCTATCTACACCGTTAACTATATTTCTTAATGTATTGTACCTGTTATCACTAAACTTCTTTATTGCACATCGTTCAATCGGATTACCCGGCAAATTACTTTTGCCAGCTCCCGCATTATCTGGTTCATGACTTTCAAGTAATTCATATTCTCGCATCTTCAACTCTCTTCGATAGTTATCGATGTGCTGAATGTATTCTTCAAGCTTTTTGATATCGTGTTTCTCAATCTTTATCATTCAATGCAATACCTCCGATAATATAAATTACTTTTTAATATCGTTATTCATTCGCTTTAATTCAATCCTGTATTCTTTTAACCCGTTGTATCCTTTAGTTTTAACTACTTCATCAAGTAGATAATCATTCATATATCTGAGCGCTTGTATCTCCCTTGCACGATCACTATTAATACTGATACAAACTAATAGCAATATAGCAAATACAATAGTCATAGTAATCCACATCACTCACTTACCTCCGCTCGAAAGACGTAATCACTCGGCGCCTCTACATCATCATTAGCCGTCATCATAATATATACTTGCTCAGTTACATACTTACCTAACTCATACATCGCTAGTAAGAATAATAATCTTAGTATTTGCTTAATCATTTTTTATCTACCTTCTTTACTTCGTATAAGACCGGATATAAATTTAAAAAGTGTATTCTATATCCAATCGTCTTAACTTTTACTTTATCACCTACTTTTAACCTAGCTTGTATGTCTGCGCTATCAAACTTTCCTTTGAAGAATAAGTCTGAGTTTTCGATTACTTGTTTATCATCTAATACAATATAGAATTTGTCCTCTTTATCTTGTCTTTTGTTATATTTATCTGTAATTGTCCCTTGATGTACTTCTTTGTTTTGGTAACTAGCCACTGTATAGATAGGCAATGCGACAACAAGTAGCAATGCGGTTATACCGAATAATGACAGTATTCCAACAATAAAGATGTCGAACCCATCCATATTTTTAAGTTTTTTAATCATTTCCCACACTCCCTTATATTTTCAAACAACTGACCCACTTTAATAACTGCATCCCTTTTAACTTGTTTCTCGTACTTCTCTTTCGCTTCTTCTTTACTCTCTGCCTCAACAACTGTAAACCTTTGATTACTCTTAGCTTTAGTTATGTGTGTATGTTTACGTCCTGTTGAATCTTTGAATGTTGTGACTAAGTATTGTGTCACTTCCCCAAAACCTCCTTGACTCGATCTAAGATGTCTTTACACGTATCCTTTTCCTGCGTCTGCTGTTCCATCTTGTCTTTCATGATTCCTTTTCATTTTCTTTTTGTATGCGTCAATGAGTTGGTCGATAGAATAGTAAGTATTGGCGTACAAAAACGGCATTATTAAAACTTGTACAATGCTATTATCAATACCTTTTACAAATTGTTCTGTTAGCGTATGCATTACATGAACAAAATAAACTGAATGTAGTTTAGGTAAAGTAACTTCATTTTCAATCAAATCAACCATAACCTCAGTAGTTTCTTCCAAATCTTCTTCATCAACAATAGTCAGAGTTAATTGCAAACTGAAAGCTAAGTAATCAGCAATCTCATCTAATTGTGTATCTAGTGGCTTACCTGGTTGTTTCTTCCAATTTTTAAAAAACTCAAGTGTGTTAATCCACTCTACAAATTCAATAATCATACTAGCTACTGTGTCATTTAAATTTCTAGTTGGTATTCTATCGTCGAACTCCTTTTGTATTTGTAATAACCCTTGTAACTGATCAATTGTTAATGTGTTAGTCATTTTCCTGTACCTCCTCTACATTAATTTCATATTCATCATAATTAAATGATGCTTCAAATATCGCAATAAAATCCGCCTCAATTTCTGCTTCTTCTAAACTTTCAGCCTCGATAGTCTCTTCAATCATGCCAGCGTATGTGATTTGGACATTAAATTTCTTCATTTTCCTGCTCCTCCTCATATTTATAGACCACTTGACCCGTCATAATCCCTACTGCCTCATCAAGACCAATATCTTCTTTGAGTGCATCTTGCATAGCATTAGGTAAACCCTTAAGTATTTCATCAAACGCTTGCGCTTTCTTATATACGTCCTCAATCTCTTTTAGTAATCCCTCTGTGTCATTACCGTTATACGCACTAGTACTTATAACGGACTGTTCGATTTGTTCGCGGTTATTCATTAGTGTCTTCCTCCATTTGACCTAAAAATTCGTAGAACTCATTTGTTCCGTCTAGTTCTTCCATTCGCGACAGTATAATATCTGCAGTGCTTTTACCTCCTATATAGAGAGCTCCTATCCTGTTCGCTTTGCTCTCAGGGTGTAGTTCTCTAATTTTAAAACAGTAATGTTCGTATCTTCCAAGCAATTCATTTTTGACTGTGCGCCACATGTTCTCCAGCTCTTCATTACGCTCTATTAACTTAGCTATATCCACGATAAGCTCATCTCGTTGCTTCTTGTACTCATCACGTTCGTCTTTAAAAACTTTTGATTGAGCTCTAAAGTGTCTTATTGCACTTTGTTCATCAGTGATAGAGTCAACATTTTCAGCTCCATGTTTTTTCATGAAATTAATTAATTCTTCTCTTGTTGGTTGTGTCATTCCGATTCCTCCAGTAACTCCGGATTTTCAAACTTATTACCAATAACTTTTAAATAGCTATTCGCAACGCCTCTATATAACTCAAATTCTTGGACTGTGTCTCTTATCATCTTGATTACAAAACAAGCCTTTTCTGCAGAATGCGTTATTATCCCTATTTCTTTAAAACGTTTGTCATGAGGATATTTAAACTCTGCAATATCGCCATCATATATTTCAGTGTTGTTCTTATCTTTTAAACCCGTGTATTGTAGCACTTTTACTTCATCGAAACTTTTATAACCTGTTGAAATCAAAATGTACCCACTATTAAAATCGATTTCGTCAATAATACTCATAACTTTTTTATCTTTATCCCAAGCTTTAAATTTCAGCATCATTATATTACCTCCACTTTTTCGACTTCTATGCTTGCAGTTTCGAACGGGAGCTTTTTACGAATCAGTTTTAATACCATGTTCGTGGCTTCTTCCTCATTCGTACTTTTCACGAAATAATGTTTTTTTAATTTGTAATCACATTTAGATGCAAAGAACTTAATACAAAGACTTACTTTATAGGTTTGCATCATTCTACCAATCTCCCATCTTTCCAGATTAACTCTCCTAAACCTTTGCCATTCATCAAGTAAATCTCATGGTATTTAAAGCTCGAATTAATCGGGTTTGAACCAACGAGTTCCTTTATCGACTTATTGTTAATTTTAGTTACGTTTATTGACTGACTACCATTAGGGAAGTATTGCGTTCTAACTACAACTACTGACGGTATTACCGTTTCTTCTGTGATTTCCTTTTCCACTTCGACTTCGAAAGGAGCATCAAGTGGCACACAGACTGATGTCGTACACTCATTTGTGTCCTTTTGAAAACGAACGATGCCATCGCCGTTACCTGTTGTAAAAAAATTTTTGCCCTTTGATAACTCCGGATTACTTCTAGCCCACTTAATTAATTCATCTAATCGCATTTCTTTTTTAATTTTGATTTTCATCATTTCCATCTCCTCTAAAATAAAGTTAGTTGCTTCTGTCCCTCATATTCCAACCCATGTTGCTTTATATATGTTTCAAGCTCTTCCGCTGTATCAAATGTCTTTTTAACGCCTTGCCAGCCTGGTACGATATGCCCGTGAAAGTAATAAGTGCCATTCACTACATGGATATGTGCCACTCGTTCGTTATCCTGATACAGATATCTCTTAGATCCGAAAAATTGGTTTAAGTATTCTTTACATGCGCTATCGGTTTTAGGCATTTATGCTTCCTGCCATTTCTTAAACATTTGGTTATAAGTAGTATCAAACCAGTACGGATCACGTGAATGTTTTTGAGGCACATTAAATAAATGTGGCTTCTTTCTTCTTAGCTCAGCCTCTTTCTTTCGCTCTCTTTCCAATTTGCGTTCGAGTCTAGCTTGTTCCAGTCTTTCTATTGTTTTCTTTTCTCTGTACTCGCTTAAACGCGTACCTTCTGGTGCGTCCATTGCTTCATGTAGTTCCCAACCGTCTTTTACTCTTTTAGAAACCATTCCGGGTGTTATACCGTGACTTTCAATTAATTCCATTTCAAATTTACTGAACCTATAAGGTTTATCGTGCATCCTTACAATTCTTGCTGTTTTCGCCATTTATTCCACCTCTACATTTACATTTCTAATTTTTAAATTGTCATACTCTAGTAATTTGTCTGGATTCTTATATAAGTAATCTGCCAGCGTTTCTTTTTCATCATCCACATCACCAAAATGCTTATATTCAACTTCTGTAGGTATTCTTATATCAATCGTTGCGTTTATATATGCTTGTTGTTGCATTAGATCACTTCATTTCTCTTTTGTGTTCTCGTCTTGCTTTAATTAATTCCTCGTACGTAATCCATGTTTTACCTGTATACTTAGGTGCTTTACATATCCAATTGAGTTTTATGTTTCTGTATTTATGTCTGAAAATCTTAGCTTTAAGTTTTGCTACTTCGGTTGGCATACCTTTAATGTCGATAACTTCAATCAGTTTGCCATCGAGATATAGAGCAAAATCTGCAATGTATTCAATCTTTCGTTGTTTATCTAATTTTGGTAATAATTCAAATTTCGGTTGTATTTCGATACGATCATAGTTAGTGCCATTCTTATTACTTTCTAAATATTGGTAATATTCACACTCCACTTTGCTATCAAATACAATCCCTTTATACTCAACTTTCTTAGCGTTGTATTTACTCATCGTCCACCTCTAAATATCAAATATCGTTGCCTGCAAACCTAACTGATGCTCATATAAAAGCCCGTGAGCGCCTTTAAATCGTTTTAGGTCACTATCAGTCATAATTTTCTTTTCGTCGCTGAAATGGGCTCTTGAGAGCGAATAAACTTCATTTACGTTGTCTTTATACTTGATGACCTTAATATCTTCCGTGCCATCTTCTCGGTATAAGTAATATTTTTCTTTCGGCATTTTTTAACACTCCTTAATATTCGACGATAGCGGATCTTTCTTCTTTTTCTTTCAACTTATCATCAATAAGTTTTTTAAGTTTCTCTTGGTCTCCGTTTGCAAAATCAATCATCTTTTGAGCATATACATCTCTACAATGTAATATTTCTTTTATATTTTGTTTTGTTATTACCATGCATCTCGCTCCCTGAAATCGTCTCCGATTACTCTTACTTTTCTTGCATTGTGTTTCATTCTTGAATTGATACGTTGCCAGTTCATATTTTGATTTAGTTCTTTATCACTAAAGTTAGTTGTAAAGATGTTGTTTTTACCTACTCTGTTATCAACAATGCTAAAAAGTTTATTTAAAGTGTGTTCTGTGTTTTCTACACCCATATCATCTAGTACAAGTAAATCAATATCACTTAGCAATCTGACTAGCTCGTCTGTAGTTTCAACTGCATTTTTGTTGTATGTCGCTTTGATACGATCCATCAACATTGGTATATGCATAAAAGCAACTGTATGCCCTTTAGCTTTGACTGCTTTTGCTATAGCGTATGCTAGGTGGCTTTTACCAGTTCCATATGAACCTTGCAATATTAATGATTTTGGTTCTTTTGTAGAGAAGCCTTGTACGTACTCTATTGCTGTTTGTTTAGCTTGTACTTGTTTTTCATTTTGCGGCTTATAGTTGTTGACTGTTGCATCTCTTAAAGACGGATTAACATTTGATTGATTGAAAATATAATCAAGTTTCTTTTGTTTATTCCTTTTGTATTCTTCATAAGCCAATCTTTGAATTTCACATTCGCAACCGTCTTTGTATTCATATCCATTTTCAAACTTATATAAGTCATATTGATGCCCGCATTTATCGCAATTCTGTCTTAGTATTACTTCGATTGGTTGATATTTTTTTAAACTCTCGTTTATTTTTTCGTTGAATAACGGTTTCATAAGATCCTCCTAGTCCCAATAACTTTCGTCGTACTTCATACGTTCCAATTGATCTATGCCAGTTTCTTTAATCTCTTCGCTATAATCATTCATATAGCTTTCGTTAGTTAAAAATGTTTTAGGGTACTTTTGATATTGTTTGTCTGTAATAGTTTTTAAATATTCTCGAGTACCTTGCATGATTTGCTCAAAAGTATGTTTCTTTAAGCATGATTTGAATTTAGTGAAAGACATCTTCTTATCTTTTTTCTTGTTGTAAAGTTTCCACCATTCCTCAAATTGCTCATGCGTAACGTCAGTTGCGCTATTATTTGAACTTAAGTTCTTATCTATATCTTTTTCTTTATCTCTTTCTAATTCTTTATCTAATTCTTTATCTTCTTCTGTTGCGTGACTGTCACGTGACGTCACGTGACCATTTAGCAATTTTCTGTTGTTTTCTCGTTGCTTTTGTTTCCTCAACCTGTTCTGCGCCCTGATTTTCTCGAGTCCTTCGATGTTTTGGTGCTTTTCCCAGTTTGTCACTTTTATGACACCATTAACTTTTTCAATCATGCCCAATGTCTCAAAAGTTTGAATTGCTAACCTTATTGAGTTAATAGGTCGGCTAAACTCATTTGCTAACATTTCTTCGTTATACGGCAAGTTTTCAGATAACATAATGTAACCTTGTTCGTTGTACTTTCCTGATAAAGTTAGCAGCTTAACCCAAATGGTTATGATCGTATCTCTTTCGGGTAAAGCTTCGATATATTTGATTTTGCTGTCATCAAACATGCCAACTTTAAGTTTTATCCACGATACTTCTCCCATTGTCTTCTCCTTTCAGCGCTTTTATTTTGTCCGGTACTTCCCAGTTAGATATGAATTCTTTAAGTTCATCTGTCATAGGTACGTCGTTAAGGATCGCGTCAGATCCATGCAGGTATGACGAACATTTGTTGTAAACTAATCTCGCTTTGTTTAAATCGTCATATCCGCCTAACGCTATATAGTTGCCAGAATAAAATATTTTTGAATAATATCTATGTTTTATTTTGTTTATTCCTCTTAAATTGTTTTTATCAGTTCCCCTCTTCAATTGCTTTATGTTTGTTTTATAGTTTCTTTTTTTCAGCCTATTATCTTCTCCAATTATATTAAGGTAACCAACACCACCCCAATATTCATTAACTGCATTGTTGTAAGCTTTTGCTGCTTCATCTTCATTTACAAAGTGACCTAAGTTTTTGGTTTTTTTATCAACAGCTATACATGCATACCAATTATTATTTTTTTTATCCCATGAAACGCCTTTATATTTAGATGAATTGTTACACTTCGCTTTGCTCCATCTTGTTTTATTACCTTCAGTTGTTAGATTTTTTCTTGTGAAATCATTTGTTTTTTTATTTTTTGGAAACTTTTTTTTAGAATAAAATCAGGTAAATGCTTTTTATCACTATTCACAATCATTCTGTAATTATCTTTAAAAGCTTTATGCCAAGTATGCTGATTAACTCTCTCGTAATCTTCATCATCAACTAAAATTTCTTCTCCATCTTGTAAAAATATCGATTTAACCATTATTCTCCTCCTTTCAACATTTTATTGAGCCTCTCATCAACTTTTATCCACGAGTCATGCAAGTGATATTTATCATCAAACGACTTAACGCCAATCGCATGTTGCTCGTTGTGATGTTCGCGACATAACGCTAATACATGTTTGTCGTAGTGATTCATCTTGTTTCTGTTCATGCCTCTACCTACTGCTTCGTAATGTGCTAGGTCTGCGTGAGGCTTTCCGCATATTACACAGTTGCGGTTGATTGTAGCCCAATATAATAACGCTTTATCTTCGCTTAACAACTTACTCGTTTCTACACTCATAGGTATTTGATGATGAAACATAAACGCTATAATCAGTTCTATTAACTCCCTTGCAACTTTCATAGAACAGTCGCGCAGACTGATTTCTTCATAACCTTTCATAATTTCCAATTCTGTTTGTAATAATTTTCTAGTTGATTCTACTGGTTCGCCCCAGTGAAGTTCTATATCTCTACACATTGCGAATATTTTTTTGCGTTGTTCTATAGATAGTTTTTTATTGTCCGGAACCTCTACTTCTGCTTTTAGTGGATATCCGTTTTCTAGTAAGTCAATGTGACTTTGTTCAAGTTCAACACCAGTAGCAACGACGGAATAAGTACCGTCATTGTCTTTCTGGTATCTTGTAATGTATTGCATTTAAACCACGTCCTAGAACGGTAAATCATCATCATTGATTTCTATTGGACCATTAGCATTAGCGAATGGGTTTGATTGTTGACTCATTGGCGTCTGTTTCCCATTTGCTTGCTGTTCTTTTTGTTTCATCTCATCAGTTTTAGGTTCTGGTTTATTAACTACTTCATCGTCTTTATTCCAAACTTTTACATATGAGAGTCTTACAAAATACTTGCCTTGTTCCTCGTTAAATTTATTTTTAAGTACAATAGTTCCGATTTTGTTAATTAATTGATCTGTGTCAAAAGTTAAATCTGGTAAGTTCAATTTAATTCCTAATCTACTAAGTAACTCGATATATTGTTTTTCTTGATAATCTTGTTGGAATGGTGGGACGAATTGGTTGTGTTTGTATTGTTTACCTTCGTTGTTTTCAAAAACAATCGTGAAGTATCTGTTTTCTCTGTCGTTAAACTCGACATTTGCAACTTTTACTGTAAATTCTCCAGCTCCTAAAAAGTCCCCACCTTTCATGAATGCCTCTTGATTAGTTTCTTGAATGTATTGTGTTCTACCAGTGATTTTCATAATTTTTATACCGTCCTTTTAATTAATTTTTAATTACCATTTCTAATTGCTTGTACAACATCGTTAATACTTGGATTAATGAAACGTTTGTTGTTAATTTTGATGTTGCTTGAGTGTCTTATCTTTGTCTCGAATAAATTTGATGGTTCAGCGTTAAGTACATATTGATAAGTTTTTTCGCCGTCTTGCTCATGTTCTTCTATTGTCATTCTTGCTAACACGTCAGATTGACTGATGACCGCTTTTTTTATTTGGTCTTGTGCCTCTATCGTGATTGTTGGATTGATAGTACTTCCCTCATCATCTTTGTCTTTGTTAATGCCCTCGTGCCCGCTTATAGCAAGATGAAATTGATAATGTTCTTGTAATTTAGAAATATAACGATAAATACTTACAATGCGTGTAGCACACTCGCCCCAATCATTAAATGTCGGTTTCTTTGATTTACCGTCCATGATGTCGTCCATAGTGATATCACGTAACTTTTGGATTGTTTCAATCACTACAACATCAATTTGTTTTCCGTTTTCTCTTAGTTGTTCAATAATTTTAGGCAGCATTTTAATCACTGCACTAAAATGCTTATAATTCTTAATCTGCACAACTGCCCCATCTTCTGTTACCGTTGTTCCGTCCTCATTTATATCTAGTACTAAGGCATTGTTATCTTTTGTTAAAAACGTAGTTTTACCAGTACCGAACTTGCCGTATATCGCAAATTTATAAAACTTGTTTGCATTTTGTTTGCTGATGTCTTTTACACCTAGTTGCGTTAAAATATCGACATCTTGATTAGTTTGTTCAGTCATGTTCTACCTCCTCGTACTCAATAGTTTCTGTCACTGTTTTCTTGATTGCTTTGTGATAATCCATATTGATACTCGCTTCTTCCATACCGTTAAACTCCCTAGCTCTATTTCTATTTGTGGAGTAACTAATATCTGAATTGTTATCAGTTGGTTTGTTAGTTATATAAATTGGCATATCCCTATGACGAATGATATAAGTTACAGTCTGCTTCATAGCGACCTCCTACCATTTCATGACTAAGTTAATTAGTCTGTCCTGTTCATCTGTGTTCTCTTCAATCCATTCGTTTATAACGTCGTGCATTGCATCCATTGCAATATATAGTTCGCTTAAATCTACGACATAAAATGATTTAAGTGGAACATTATTCATATCCTTAACTTGTATACTGATACCGTCATGTCTCTTCATCGCAGACACTTTAAATTCGAACCCGTTAAAGTTTATAATTTTATTTTTTATCTCACCCGCTTTGTAATACATTCTTTTAGTCCTCCTTGTATTCTTCGTACTCCTCTTCGCACTCCTCGTTATCTTCTTCGTTTTGTAATTCATAAATTTTGTTTTTCAGTTTTATATTTTCTTTTTCCAATTTTTTGTTTTTTCTTTCTTCCGCAAAATACTTACCTCTGTAAGTATCTTCTTCTTTATCTTTAACAGCCTTTATTTCAATAAGTTTTCTGTACTCGTTCAATGTGATTGTTACTGTCAATTCTTGATTTGCTACAAAATTATCTTCTTCATTTCTGTATCCTGAGAAATCTTTAGTGTAATAATGTTGTTCTGTTTTAATATTTTCAGCCATAGTTGACTACCTCCGTATATTTTGATTTAATTAAGTTGTATATTTTGATGAACACTTACTGTTACTTGTTGGCGCAAGTAGCAGTTTTTTATTCTTCATAAAAGTATTCTTTATAGAATATGAAAGTTGCAATACTTGCGAATCCCGCAATTGACCATGCTGTAGTTAAGTATAGAAACGGCATAAGTACAATCGCTAAGACTGTGAAGCATAATACTGCTAATAGGTAGCTTTTATAAATGTTGCTCATTTTATTCTCTCCTTATATATTTCATTGAAATGCTCATCGACGAATTTATTCATCTTTCTTGCGTTAAATCTCCAGCTATTAAAATTCTCATCAGGGTAATGCACAATTCCTTGCGCTCTTAGTTCTTTTTCAAATCTAGGATGAAATAGTAATCTGTCCTTGATAGTCTCATCAGATGCAATTTTTAATTTCTTCTTTAAGTCACTCATGTTCCATACAGGGTCTAATGAATAACCAATTAGCTCATCATATTCATCTTTTGTGATAAGTACATGTGTTTCAGGTATTGGAACTGTTACGTTTAAAATATGTGGCATTTCTATCTTTCCTTTCGTGTATAATGTTGTTATCTCCTAGTGAAAGGAGGTGATATTGGTGTATATTGATCCTTTAAAAAATGTTCGTTTTTCTATTAATAACGTAATTAGTAATGTTGAAATTTCTAAAAGTATGGCAATTAAACAATCTTTAAAACCTAAGTACCAATTAGATATAATTAATAGAAACAACATAAATTTATTTTCTGACTTCAAAGTAGACTTTCATCTAAACAACTTAATTGAAATGAATTTTAATTTGCGTAATTCTTTTTCATCTCTAACATTTCAAAGAAATTTATTTTCTGAAGAAACGATAAAATCTTTTAAGGAACTCTATAGGTTTGATGATGAGATTGTACTTCAAGCACAACAGACCATTAGAGATTTTTATATCAATCCAACTGCTATCTCTACTTTGGCTGAAGCCATCAATTCGACCTATCCAATAAATGAGCAAAGTACCTACAAGAGACACGATGAATTTGTCAAACGTATCGAAAATGATTTTCCACATCCTTTCAAAAAGTTAATAAGATGGTCTAATGGCATTGCAGCAGGTGCTGACATTCAAATCTTTGTAACAAACTATATAAACGAGAACGATTTACATATTCAAAATTCATTGATAGTTGCTATAGTTTGTTTATTAAGTTTTTTATCGACCTATTGTTCACATTCTAAAAAGTAATAATAAGGCCTAATTTAGTTAACCTTCTTTAACAACTCTGCAACTGCTCGCAACAATTCAGGGTTGTTACTTCTTTCTAAACAGTAACTAGCATGCTTTAGTAATTTGAGTTTTAATTTATTTTTTTCTTTCGCGATTCTAAATTTTTGTAACATTTGTTATGCCTCCTTTGCATTTCCAAAAATTTAATCTAACTTAAATTCTTTTCCATCTATTAATCCATAAAAGTTATTTTTTAAATGCGGATGTCTTTCAAGCGTCATTTCAATAAAACGCGGGTCTATCATTAAGTCGTAGCCATCGTTGTATTGAATATTAACGGGTCGTCTATTACCTTCTTCGTCATAGTAGTAATAGATGACTTTTTTGTTTTGAGCTTGCATTGTTCGTTCCTCCTATTAAGATGTTTGTTTTTCTCCTAAAAACTTATTAACAAAGTATTGTTGTCCTTTGCCTGTTACTTTTGGCGTCTTACTAATTGATGTGTGACCGTCCGAATGTGTGATTGATGTTTCTTTAATTTCGAATAACTCACGTTCCATTGAATACTGTGTAGGCATGTTATAATCCACACCCTTGCGTTTAATAAGGAATCCGTTTTGACGTAACCACTCAAACAATCTGCGTTGCCCGATGTTTATACCGTTTTGTTTAATGATCTTTGCTAACTCTCCAACTAAAATTGATGTCTTAGTAGTAGCTACTGCATCTGCAAATACAATTTTTGGTTTATCACGTTCAATCTTTGTTTCTAATTGATTGATTGTGTTGTTAGCAATTTTTAAAGCACGTTGCATAATCATTTCTGGGCTATTCCAAGCTTTTTCAACTTGGATGAAGTATTGTCTTGCACGTTTGCCAGGTTCACTACGTTGAATCATTGCGATTTCTTTTGCAGTGTCTAGTGTTAGTGCGTGGTCTAAATAATTAATAGTGTTACCTTGAGCTGTTACTCTTTTTTGAGTAAGAGCTGTATAATCAATATTTTCTTCAAAGCCATAATTAATCATTCTTTCAAACCAATCGTTATATCTTGTCTTAACTTCTAATGCTTGATGAAGTTCTCGACCACTGATTGCGATTTCTCCATTTTCTTTTTCTTGTATATTGAACATTTCTCCGATGTTCGAATTTGTTTGTAATGCTTGCATTGTTCATTCCTCCTTTTACGGTTTAACCGTTATTTTTGGTTAAAAAAAATAATATCATCGTAGGATATGTCAAATTTTTCTTCTATCTTTTTTAACTGCGGAACATTAGGGAAAGTCTTTCCTTTTTCCCAGTTATGCCACACATCAGCAGACACGCCAACTTTAGCGCCAGCTTTAGCTTGAGTCAAATCATATTTAGCTCTCAGTGTCTTTAATGTTACCGGTTCTTTTTTAACGATGATTTGTGTCATTGTAGTACCTCCTTGCTTAATAACTGACTTAAGTATATTACGGTTTAAACGTAATGTCAACACTTAAACCGTAATTTTATTTTTTTCTCTTGTGTATTTTACGATTAAGTCGTATAATGAGTGTGTAGTATTAGATGAAGGGATTGAATTTATAATGTTAGGCAACAAAGAAATTATGGCAAAAAATATTTCTCGTCTCATGAAAGAAAATAATGTTGATAGAAATAAATTGTCTAGAGACTTAAAAATAAGTTATACAACTTTATCAGATTGGATTAACGCAAAAACGTACCCGAGAATAGACAAAATCGAAATGTTAGCCAAATACTTCGGAGTAGAAAAATCATCACTTGTTGAATCACCTAGCAAAATCGTGCAACTTGATACACTACCAGTTAAAAAAATACCAGTTGTATCAAAGATATCTGCTGGCATGCCTATTTACGCAGAAGAAAATTTAATCGATTACATATACTTCGCTACTAAAAATTTGAGTTCTAACAAAGAAGAATTCGGATTACAAGTGTCTGGGGATAGTATGGACAAACTCTTTCAAGAAGGTGACGTTGTAGTTGTTGAAAAGGATTCGACTGTTGAAAATGGTCAATTAGGCGTTGTATTAGTCAATGGGTACAACGGTACTGTCAAAAGAATACGTTACAACAACGACCAAATTATTTTAATTCCTGAATCAAACAATCCTAGTCACTATCCACAAGTATACGGAAAAGATGACGAGATTAAGATTGTAGGTAGAGTTGTAGCAAGTCAAAAACTATTCAAATAAAAGGACTGATTATAGGGAAATATAAGATTTTAGATTTTTCGGAAGAAAAAATTATTACTCAAGAATCGAACTACGGATTAAGAATACATGTAGAATATAGAGTTTAATCAAATTGATTTCTATTTTTGATTAAGCAATGTTTAAACTTCTATACAAACACACTAAAGAAGAGTGGTTACTATGAAAAGTAAATTAATTTTATACTATGAATTTATTTTGTTTGTACTAACACTTTTGGCTATTACCGCCATTTTTATAAACGATCCACTTCTAAAAACAATAGACATTATTGTTTATGCTATTTTTGTTACTGATGTGACGGTACGCTTGTTGTTAAGTAAAAACAAAATTAAATTTATTCAAAATAACATTTGGGATTTTATAGCTATAATTCCCTTCGATTCTATATTTAAAGTCGCAAGATTAATACGATTATTCAAATTGTTGAGGTGCTTATCTATACTGAAAAGGTATACACCCACTGTTTTGAACATACTTAATCAACACGGCTTAATGAATGCGCTCGTTTTTATAACCGTCACTATAACATCTTTGAGCGTACCTGTATATTTAGTTGAACCAAACATAAAAACTTACGGCGATGCTCTATGGTGGGCAGTTGTAACAACGACAACTGTTGGATACGGCGATTTATCTCCTTCAACAATTGTAGGCAGAGTGATTGGATTTATTCTTATGATATCGGGAATTGGAGTTATAGGGCTTTTAACAAGTTCTCTAGCTAGCCATTTTATACGGAAAAAACCTCAATCGAATAACACAATAGAATTTTTAAAAGAAGAAATAAATAGAATAGAAGATTTATCCAACAATGATATAGAACGGATTTGTTTAATGCTAAAAACTTTCAAAAAATAATGACGATGAGTTTTATATCACTGGTAGAGTTATATAGGGAGAATTCATCACCTATCATCTCACTTTTAAATATATGTGGATTAAAGAATTGAAGTATTAATTATGCTTATTTGAAAAAGACGTCTATTTCAGCAGTGTTTGAAAGGAAGTTTATAATGAAAATAAAAAATTGCAAAATAAAAAAAGAAACTATAGTATATGAAGTTTTAACTAGTGGTAATCAACCATTCACTTATGAGTTACCTAAAGATTTATCGTCACATAATGCGCGTAAATACTTGGAATTTATTTCGCAAAAATTAGATGGCGATAAGTTAACCAAAGAAGATTCATTATGATTTTACTAAACAAAAAAACGCCTACTAGTGTGAAAACGTATTGATTAACAGCGCCTGTGTGGCGATTTAATAAATTCATATGAATCAATGCCAATGTATACTATAATAAATAAGTATTTGAAAGGAGATGAAATGATGTCAGACTATAAATTGTCACCAATTGTCAAATGGGCTGGTGGAAAAACACAATTATTAGATGCGATTAATGCACTCGTACCAAACGATTTTGCTATCTATCATGAACCGTTTTTAGGTGGAGGTGCAACATTATTATCCAATCAACCTAAAAACGCTATAATTAACGATCTTAATTATGAATTAATGACAACATACAATGTTATCAAACATGACATTACACCTTTAATTAAAGAACTTAAAGATATGATAAAACAGCACAACACTAATAATGCTAAAGATTTTTATATGACAGTAAGAGAGCAAGAAATACTCAATTTAAATGATATAGAAATAGCCGCAAGATTCTTATACCTTAACAAAACTGGTTTTAATGGTTTATATAGAGTAAATAGCCAAGGTAAATTTAATGTACCTTTTAATAAAAAAGACATGATAAAAAACTCTACTGTATTTTCTGAAACAAACTTAAGAAATTTAAATAAATATTTTAACGAAAACAACATCATAATATTAAACGAAGACTTTAACGAAGCTTTAAAAAAAGTTAAAGAAAATGATTTTGTCTTTATCGATAGCCCGTATGACGAAGCATACACTAGTTATCAAAAAGGTGGGTTTCATGAAAAAGAGCATAAAGAACTAGCGGAAAGGTTAATTGAATTAGATAAAAAAGGCGTTAAATGGATTGTGACAAATCATAATACTAAGTTAATACAATTTTTGTATAACCAATTTGACTTTTATGAAATTCCAGTAAACAGATTCATTAATTCCGACGCTCAAAAGAGAAGCAACGCAACTAATGAAGTCTTAATATTAAATTACAAACCAACCAAGAGACAACTAAAAGAATTTGAAAGAGCAAAGTTTTATAAACAATTAAAACCTACTTCTTTTGTACTCAAAGAATATGTAAAATGGGAAAAATTGCAAGAAAATGTAAGAGAGTATGAATTACAATTAAATGATTTAAATGTATTAATGGCAAGTGACGAATTTGAATTCAAAGAAAAATTCGAACGTCTTTATTCACAAAGAGCCGAATCGTTTGATATTTTACCGCTGTTCATATCATCCCGTAATAAACAAATTGAATATTGGTCAAGTGATGGAGAGGCTAAAAAATATGGTTTTGATAAAAAAGAAACTGTTTTCGATTTTCTAGTCGAAAGCGGTTTAAGAGAAAACTTGTTTATGAATAATAGATATAAAAATGTCTTAGACTATATATTAGGTCTCGAAGTTGGATTGAGTAGTAATGATAAAAAGAATTACACTGGAACATGGATGATGAATCAAATAGCAAATTTACTTAAAGAAAACGATATCACATTCAGAAAAGAAGTGCCTTACAAGGAAATAATCGATGCGAATAGAATTAAAGATAAAACTTTTGACTTTGTTTTTAATAAAGACGATGTTACTTATTGCTTGGAAGTTAACTTTTTTAATACGTCTGGTAGCAAAATAAATTCCGAAGCAGAAAGATTTATAGAATTGAATAAAGAATTGCAAAATTATGAAGATATAGAGTTTATATGGGTGACTGACGGAATAGGACTCAAAAAAAATCAAACTTCTATAAATAAAGCTATGAAATCTATTAGAAATTTATATAACCTTACAACATTCGATGAATTTCTAAAAGAATTATAATAACGGGTAGCCCGCCTACCCTTATTATTTTTTGCCAATTTTGAGGAGGGAACGCATGAAAACACGTTGTTACGATGGTAAAAAATGGCAATATGAATTTAAGCATGAAGGAAAAAGATACCGTAAGAAAGGTTTTAGAACAAAGCGTGAAGCTAATTCTGCTGGACTAGACAAGTTAAATGAGTTAAGAAGTGGTTTTAATATAGATAACTATATAACTCTTGAAGAATACTTCGAAAATTGGATTAAAACATATAAACAACCTGTTGTTAAAGAAAATACCTACCGTCATTATAGAAATGCATTACAACATATACAAAAACATAAAATAGGTAAAATGGAGTTATCAAAGATAAATAGACAAGTTTATCAGAAATTCATAAACGACTATTCAAAAGAACACGCAAAAGAAACTATAAGAAAAACAAACGGTGCTATTCGGTCAGCTTTAGATGACGCATTATATGATGGACTTATTTTTAAAAACCCCGCTTATAAAGTTAATTATAAAGCCGGAAAACCTACGAAGTCAGAACAAGAAAAATTCATCTCGGTAACTGAATATGAAATACTAAAAGATCACGTCAGAAAGAAGAGAACTCGTTCATCATTAGCGCTATTCATAATGATTTGTACGGGTTGTCGTGTCAGTGGTGCAAGAAATATAAAGATTGAGCATATCAACCAAGTGAAAAACACTATATTTATTGACGAGCGAAAAACCAATACTTCCCCTAGATATATCAGTATCGCTAAATCTGATATGAAACACATTATGGACGTCATAAGTACATTTGCAATTAGCTATGATGGTTACATTTTCAAAGAAGCCGGATCTATAATTAACCTTCATGCTATCAATAATGCTTTGAAATCAGCCTGTAGAGTCAATAATATACCAATTATTACATCGCACGCATTAAGACACACTCATTGTTCTTATTTACTAGCAAAAGGTGTATCTATACATTACATTTCTAAAAGATTAGGTCATAAAAATATAGCAATAACTACATCTGTGTATTCTCATTTGTTAGAAGAAAAATTTAATGAAGAGGACAAAAAACAACTAAAATTTTAGAAAGTATGTAATTTAGGGACCCATTAGGGACTCCAAACCCAATAAATACTGTTGTTACAAGGTTTCTATGTATCCAAACTGGGGGCAATATAAACGCGCTGATTTAATCGGACAATCTTCTTATATTAAAAATAATGATGTCGTAATATTCAATGAAGCATTTGATAATGGTGCATCAGACAAATTATTAAGTAATGTGAAAAAAGAATATCCTTACCAAACACCTGTACTCGGTCGTTCTCAATCAGGTTGGGACAAAACTGAAGGTAGCTACTCATCAACTGTTGCTGAAGATGGCGGCGTAGCGATTGTAAGTAAATATCCTATTAAAGAAAAAATCCAACATGTATTCAAAAGCGGTTGTGGATTCGACAATGACAGTAATAAAGGCTTTGTTTATACAAAGATAGAGAAAAATGGTAAGAACGTTCACGTTATCGGTACACATACACAATCTGAAGATTCACGTTGTGGTGCTGGACATGATCGAAAAATTAGAGCTGAACAAATGAAAGAAATCAGTGACTTTGTTAAAAAGAAAAATATCCCTAAAGATGAAACGGTATATATAGGTGGCGACCTTAATGTTAATAAAGGAACTGAAGAGTTCAAAGATATGCTTAAAAACTTGAATGTAAATGATGTTTTATATGCAGGTCATAATAGCACATGGGACCCTCAATCAAATTCAATTGCGAAATATAATTATCCTAATGGTAAACCAGAACATTTAGACTATATATTTACAGATAAAGATCATAAACAACCAAAACAATTAGTCAATGAAGTTGTTACTGAGAAACCGAAACCATGGGATGTATATGCCTTCCCTTACTACTATGTATACAATGATTTCTCAGATCATTATCCAATCAAAGCCTATAGTAAATAGCACTCAACAAAAAACTCGCTTCGTTCTAAAAAGTCGAAGCGAGTTATATTGTTAAAATTTGAATTGACTAACTTTAAACTGATATCTCATCGTTTTCATTTCTTTAACTTCCACTATACCTCTACATGCCTCATATGCACCTAACAATATCAAGTTAGGTTATCCATAATAAAAGATACAGTGTCTCAAGCTATCTATCCCAAAACAAATAAATAGTTACCTACTACGTGATACGCAGCAGGCAACTTGCGAAAACTTATTTCTGTTCTTTATCATTAATTGTTTTAATTAATTTTACATCATGTGTCTTCCAATCAACTTCATATAATGCTGATAATTTTTCTTCTTTTTGATCTACATGGTTTTCACCAGACCAATAGCCCCAGAAACCATGTTTGTTCCAATCTAATTTAAAGTCATCCATTGATCGTTTATAATGAACGATAAATCTTGATTTACCTTTATCATTTTTATCGTGTGACATTACAGCTAAAAATTCTGGATTAAATCCTTCTGACACAGTTACAGGCATTTTATTTTTAGGCGTGAAATTATCTTTCGCCCATAGGTTTCCGTTTCGAGTTAATGAAAAGATTTCACTTTTCACTCTATCATCACTGTCATTAGTTAGTTGTCTCGTATGATCATGTCCCATATTATTGATAGAATGTGCTTCTACTTTCCAAGCTACACCTTTATTTGTTGTAGGTTGATCAATAAGTGTGCGGTAAGATGGTTGTTGATAACTAATTGTCTCTGAATAATTTTTCTCTTTTGTAATATTTCCAGTTAAACCACCACGATTAATTGAAAAATCTCCACCTGTTTTATAGCCATACGTATATTTAACTTCTCTTGATTCATCTTGATTTTTAGGCGCAAAATCAGTCACATTTGTACTGTTGTTGTTATCATCAACGTTTTGAATCGAGACTGAATAAGAACCAGGCCATCTTAATGTACTATTCCAATAACCATTTGGATTTAAAATTTTCAATCCACTGCCAATTGTACCTTTCGCCTTAATAAATACTGTCTCTTTATCATAATTTGGCTCAGTAAGAAAATTAAATTGTAAGCTTTGTGAGATTTTTTTCTCTGTATCACTCGTTGTAGCCGTACGTGTATACATCTTCGTATCACCATCAAGGTTCTTCTCGGAAACTGTAGTAATTTTAGATTTAATTTCTGCATAAGAAGATGCTGGAAATACAGTTAAAGCTGTTGATAGCGCTAAACTACAGATTGTAATATTTTTACATACTTGTTTAATCATTTGTCATCCGTCCCTTCTACTTTATCCTTCTTTATATGGTTTATTTTGATCAGAGTATTTTTCAACGACTTTAACTGTTTTATTTTTCCAATCTACTTCATAAACTACAATAAATCTTTGACCATCTTTATTTTGTTCTAAAATTGGTTGTCCATAATGTATACCAGGTTTATTTTTCAAAATATCTTGATTACGTGTATATGTAACTTCGAATCGTGTTTTTTCATTTGACTTTTCATTAGAAATATAAGTTAAGAATTCTGGGTTAAATCCGCTTCTTACAAGCGCAGGATATCTATATTTTGATGCAAAACTTAATTCAGGATTTTCTACAGTAGATAATCTAGTATTTCTATAGAATAAGAATTCATCATTTCTGTTCTTAATTTCATTCCCGTATTTTAAATCGTTGGCAACAACAGACCAGTGTACGTGTCTATTATTATTTTTACCGCTCGCAATTGTGTCGTAATTTTGTTGGTTATAACTGATAGATTTAGAATAGCTATTAGATGATGTTCGTCCAATACCTTTTGTTGAATCGAATTTACCACCTAAGCTATAAGAAAATGTACTATCTACTTTCGCAGTGGAAATTTTATTTTTTGGCAGTTGATCTAAAATTTCAGTTTTAGGGTTTCTTTGTACTTGAAAATCAACGTGATATTCACTCGGGTATTTTAACCATGATGCGTTTGTTTCATTTCGATGAGATTCAAACTTTAAATTTGAATGAATTGACCCTTGTTTTTTGACAAGTAAGACATTCTTGTCATATGTTGGATCATCGATAAAGTCGAATTGTAAATTTTGTAAAATATTTGTCTCTTTATCGTATTCAGATACAGTACGCTTTGTAACTTTACCGTTTTTACCAATATCATCAGGTCCTGGTGTATTTTTATCTTTATCATTCACATTACGCTTTTCTTTTTGTTGAGCCTTATCAACATGTTCTTTCTTAGTTTGGTCTTGTGAGTCTTTATTCGCTGAATTCGCTTCTGTATTTGCTGCTGATAACAATAAAAGTGCACATGATAATGATGACGCAATGAATACGCGCTTTTTATTTTTCAT